ATAATCTATCTGCCCTGTCCTCTATATTTTGTGCCCTTGTAATATTTACCTTGTTTTTGGTTCGTATTTCTATTCTTACTGTGTATGCCTGGTCTCTTTTTTTTCGGTTTAAAGGAATATGTACTAATGTTTTTTCTCGCCATTACCTTTTACTTTTTCAAAACTCCTTCCACCAAAATATGCACCAATTATTGTAATTAAAACTAATTGCAATAAAGATTTCCATTCGTCATCTACATTAAATTTTATTGAACCACTATCTATAAATATCATAAGCAAAGTTAAGCAAATGGTAATTAATAAAGTTAGTGGCCTTACATTTTTTGCCAACCAACTTGAATGTACCTGCGAATCCATTCCCCATCTTTCTGTAACATTTTTTTGCATATCTGCTTCTGCATTTATCCAAATTTGGTCCATCTCTTTTTGAAATTGTGCTTTTTCATCTTTTGTATGCACAAACTTATCTACGATACCAGATATTTTTTCTGCTACCGAGCCACCTGCGTTACCAAATATTTTAGCTAAAATTTTACTCATTTCTTAAATCATAAATTATATCTTGAATGTATTTTCTATCTATATCCAATTTAAAATCCAATCCTGCTTGGTAGGTTCTTACTATTTTACCATTTTTTTCTATTAATATAACAGGAACAGATTTAATCTGACTTTTTAATTTTTCGTTTTGGTCTTCCAACCAACCAAAATCATATTTTGCACTTCTGATATCTTCTAAATATAAAGTGTTTCGTTGATTCCATTTTGCATTTATTTGTACTATTCTTATATCCTGACTATATGTTGTATAGCTAAAAAATAAAAATAGAATTAAAATTAATTTTCTCATCTTTTATAAACTTTATCTTCCAACTCCTTAATTCTCTCTTTGTTATCTAAAATATTTTCTTTTAATCCGTCTGTTGATTTTTCTATTTGTATAATTGTGCTTCTTACCAATTCGTCTTTGAGCTGAAATTCCATTTTCTTTACAAACTCATCTCCTGATATATTTTCTATTTTATTAGTTAAGTCGTCAATCTTACCTTGCAATGTAAAATATGTAGAAGCAACTGATAATGCACCAGCTACAATAATTGCAATAGTTTTTAAATCTAATTTAACTTGTGTGTTTTCGTTTAGTTCCATTATTTTTTATCAATTTGTTTTAGTTTACTTATAGCCCAATTTATTCCTGCTGAACCACCCCAAGCATCCCACATTAAACCACCGCAACCTTCGGAATATGGAGTGTCCTTATTTTGCTGATGTCTCTTAAAACTTGCCATTCTTGCAATAGTGCTTCGTGTAATGTTTTTTCCGTCTGCCAATTGGCGTGCTCTTGTCCAACCAACTTGTGTGCCACAAGAACTTCCGTTTTTTTCTTTCCACTCAATAGCCCTTTTTGCATTATTTTTTGCACCCTTTGGATAGTCATTATATGATTCCAAATTAACTAATATCCTCGATATAAAGTTGTTTATTAAAGCCATCAATAATAAATTTTAAAATGTAATACGAGAAAAGCAAAATAGAAATTGATTTCTAAAAAATCATTTTCATAATCTTTTGGGTGAATTGTTAACCCAAATATAAGTGATACCGATTCTTGTAATATTAGTGCAACCTCATATCGCTTTATCATATTATATGATATGTAACGCTACTGCCACGATATTTTGCTCTTAATGTTCTATTTCGGTTGGATTTTTTACTTACATATGATACGTGAATCCATTTTGGAGATTCATCGTTTCCGAATTCCCAAATTAATTGGTCAAATTCTAAATTTTCTCTGATATATTCAAAAAGTTCGCCATTAGTTTTTTCGCCAATAGAGGATAAATCTATTGCATATCCGTCTATATGTTGCGATTTTAAACTGCCACCAATAGAGGTATTTAATTCTTCACATCTATACATTGAATTAATCCTAATTGGGTGGTCTGCCCATTCTCTTAATGGCTGAAAAACTTTTTCTGCAACAACTTTCATATTCTTTAAATGTGCTTCTGTTGGCACATTCTTTATTTTTAGCTTATTAGCTGTTTGCGAATATGTAGCTTCCTTATAAGAAATGTTTTTGCTTATTGAATTATCTACTTTGCTTTTTGTTTTTTTCATACATTAAATACCATTTGTGTACTGTGTATCCAATTGATACAGCTACTAGTACAATTTTTAAAAAAAGGTCTATACTTGAAAAACTTATGCCAAGCGTAGTCAGGTTTAGACCATATATTTTTAAGTCAGTTATGTTCATTCCGTAAATGTTATTTTTTAGATTCATCTTCTTTTATCTCGGTATAACTACCATCCTTTAAATCTATATTCACTTTACCATATTTTTCTTCAAGCTCTTTTTTTGCCCCCTCTTGTTCAGACATAATATTGCTATACATATGATTAAGTGCGTGTTTCTGCGTTTCCAATAAACCTAAATCGTGTAATATTGCACCTTTTTTTTGTTCTTGTTCTTGTAGTTCTTTGAGTTCTTCTTTAGTTATTTTACTCATTTTAAAAAATTTAATTATTAATAATTACAAATATATTTAATTTTTAGTAACCATTTATAGTAGAATCAAAATCAGTCATATTAATTGTTTTAATTTGATAATTAACTGTACTACCACTTGAATTACTGATTGTAAATACACCCCCACTTTCACTAATTGTAATGCTATTTTCTTCTCTTTTACTTAATTCACTATATACATTTGCACCTTGTGTATGTATATGTGTAAATATACCAACTGCCCCACCTGCTGTTGCACTATTAGGTACTGCTGAAACTACTAAAAATCCTGCTGCCTGATTTCCTCCTGCTGTATTAGCATTATGGGTAGCTGAAGCACCATTTGCAATAGTTCCATTTGTTAAATTATGTCCTATTGGTTTTATGCTATATAAACTTATAGCACCATTATTTTTTAATTTTACTCTTGTAGTATCATTTGTTTTTAAATCTAAATCATTATTAGTTGCAACACCTACAACACCTGCTGAAGATTGTGATTGTATAAATACATTAGCACCACTTGTTCTTGTAACTTCTAATTTAGCGTTACCCCCTGAACTTGGATTTATATTTACATTATCTCCTGCAAAAGTAAAATCTCCATCACTTGCCAATCTTAACCTTTCAACATTTGCAGTTTTATCAATTATTGTAAGAATACCTGTACTTTCAGATGCAAATCTAAAATTTCTTCCATTAGTGCTAGTGTTAGTCAAATCTAATTCTGTGCCTGTGCCCTGTAATGTTAATGTGTTTGCACTTCTTGTTTCTCCACCAATAGACATTCTTCCTGTGTCTCTATCTATTGTCATTCTTGTTGTATCAACACTTGTTCCAACACCAATTTTAAAAACATTATTAGTTCCATCATATCTTATAGATGCACCATTTGCAGGACTTGCAGTAGTTCCCTCGTGTAATAAAATTTTTGCATCACCTGCAGCTTGTTGAGTATTGATGTTTAATGTCATATCTGTGGTGTTTGATATAGACACATCACCTGAAAAATCAGAATTCCCTAAAGAATCTATTGTTAATCTATCACTTCCTGTTGTTTGTAATATTAAACCTTGTGCAGATTGATTTGCACCAATTTCTGCATTTGATGTTGAGCTATTAACTTTTAAATCTAATCTTTTGTTTCCACCACTTGAAGTTTCTTCTAATCTTATTTGTGGATTTGCTTGATTTATTTCAATAGAATAGCTTGGACTTGAATCTCCAATTCCTAAATTTCCACCTGATATATTTAAATTTTTATGAGCAGTTGCATTACCTGTATTATCAATAGTAAATGCTTCTTCACCTGCATTATCTCCATAATGAAAACCTAATACATCTTGATACCTAATAAGTCGCATTGCTTCTGTATAGGTACTATCTGATTCGTGAAAGCGTATTTGTGTTCCCTCTGTGTTTGTTAATATAATTCCATTTGTATTAGTTCTAAATTTTTCAACGCCACCATAATATAATTGAACACTATCTGAATCGTTAATATGTATTGCAGTTAATCCATTACCCTCTTGTATAATTAAATCATTACCTGCTCTAATGTATAAATCTCCTGTTCCACCCTCTGTGATATATGAGTTGCTACCATCGTGGAATATTTCTAAATCAGCAGAACTTCCTACCCTTAACTTTGCATTGTCATTTAGTAAAAAGCTCTTACTAGATACCATATATCCTAAAGTACCATCTAACCTAAAATATTCAACACTACCACCACTTCCATCATCACTTCTAAATGAAATATTTCCATCATCAGTAAAGTTTGTGATTTCTAAATTACCTGTATAGTTATCAATTTTTCCTAAACTACCTGTATGCTCAAATCTCATATCGTGATTACTACCCATAGCTATTACTGCAGCATCAGGGAATGTTGTAAATGGTTGTGACCCACCACCATTACCATCACAATAAAAATAAGTTTCTCTACCACCTGAGCCATCATCACATTGAAACTCTATTCTTTTATCATCTGCATCATTTCTTATATAAAGATGTCCTGTACTATTTTGAATATAAGAATCTGTGCCATTATGAAATAACTCTAAGTCTTGCCCTGCACCTAATTTTATATTTTTACTATCTGCTAAAACTATGTTTGAAGCAAATGTAGCAGTTTGGTTATCATCAATAGTTAATGCAAGTGTACTAAGTGTGTAAAATCTTAATCTATTTTGAACTGTGCTTCCCTCTATTGCAGCACTTCCTGATGAACCCCAAGATATATACTCTCCACTACCTACAATTAACTCTCCTGAAGCTGTAATATTACCTGCTGTTAAACCATCAATTACTAAACTTGCTGCTGAATATCCTGTACCTGATAAATTTACAGTAGTCGTTGGCTCGGTTGTAAGTCCTTTAAATAATCTATATACTTCTGTACCACTTGAAGCATCCATAAATAACCCTGTATATCTTTGACTGCCATCATTATATCTACCATAAAAACCAATATCAACTGAATTAGCTGAATTGTCTTTTGCTAAACTTATTAAAGGGTCTTCTACTGCAAGTGTTGATGTATTCACAGTTGTAGTTGTACCATTGACTGTTAAATCTCCTGTTATAACTTGATTTCCATCTACTTGTAAATTTCCTGTTATTTGACTATGACCATCACTATCAATTTTAAATCTTGCTCCTGTGTTAGTTATATCAAATATCTCAAAAACCCCTTGATTATTTCTTATTCTAAAATCATCATTATTATCAGAATCAATTAAATCAATATGTGGTAAATCATTAGTTATTGATATATTACCTGTTGAATCTATACTACCTAAAACATCTATTCCTCCGTTTTTGGTTTCTAGTTTCTTAACTGCATTATAAAATAGTTGTATTCCACCATCTCCTCTTGCTATAATAGCATCTTCTCCACCTTGCGTGTAAATAAATACATCATCAGCGGCTTGTAATACTAAATCATCATTATCACTTTGAACATATAAATCATTTGTAATGTTTTTAATGTAGCTGTGAGTACCATCGTGATATATTTGCAAGTCGTTTGAATCTCCAAAGAAAGCACTACCTGAATCTGCGAATTTTAACTGACCTGTACCCATTACAAGATTACCTGTAACTGAAACACCTGTTGAGCTTGTTTCAAATTTTTTGGAATTATCGTAGTATAAATTTACTGCACCATTAGCAATACCATCCATATACCATTCTCCATCTGCACTTCTTAAATTTAAAGAACTACTTGCTTGTATAAATAAATTACCTGTACCCTCATCTTTTATATAGGAGTTTGTTCCATCGTGATAAATTTTTAAATCTCCTGCATTACCAAAATTTGCTTTAACATTATCTGCTAATTTATAATCTTTACTAAAAAATACAACTTCATTAGCACCCTGTAAGCTAAAGTATTCAGCATTACCCCCACTACCATCATCGGCTTGAAATATAATATCTTTATCATTTGCTTGGTTTCTAATTATAAAATCCCCAGTACCATTTGATAAATAAGTATTTGAGCCATCGTGAAATTGTGCGTAATCCCCACTATTACCCATACCTAAATTAACACTATCATTTAGAAATAAATCTTTACTAAACACAATCTTTGTTGCACTACCATCTAATTTAAAATATTCTGTTGTACCACCGCTACCGTCATCAGACTTAAATATAATATCGTTGTCATCTGATAAATTTTGTATAGTAAAATTTCCTGTATAATTAGTTATTAATGCTTCAACACCTGTATTTGTTATAGTTAAATCATTTGAATTACCAGAGGATAAAAATTCTCCATCTGGAACTCTTACATCTCCTGTTGTAATTACATCTCCTGTAACTGTAACCCCTGTGTTTGTCGTTTCAAACTTTTTAGAACCATCATAATACAAACTAACTTCTGCGTCAGCTATACCTTGCATCATAAATTCTCCACCATCTCCTCTTAATAATTGATAGTTTGAAGCCATAACTTGTAGATTGCCTGTTCCACTATCTTGCATTATTGTATGGCTACCAGAATGATAAATTTTAAAATCTCCAGAAGCACCGAATTGTGCTTTACCATTATCCCCAAAAGATAAATTGCCACCTATTGTTACATTTGTTGGTAAACCTATTTGTAATTGCTGACTACCTGCTGTGGTTTCTATTTCGTTTGCAGTACCTACGATTGCAAATACTTGGCTATCTAAATCTACTGACCCTGTACCACTATCGCCACTAAAATCTAAATCCTCTAATGTTATTTGTGAGGTAACAAAATCTTTTACTGCTGCACTTGTAGGAATAGATGTGTCGTTGTCATTATTTCCTATTCCGTCAGCTTCATCTACAAATTTTGTAATTGTTATATTTTCCCCTGTGTCTTTTAACGAGCCAAATTCTAAAATATTTGTTACCTTAAAATCCCCTGCGTTGTTTAGATGTATTCCTGTTGCGTTACCAGAACCATCTGTTAATTCTCTTAATGAAGAACTAATTACTGCATTATCAATGGTCTTAATAAGCCCTACATAAGTATTCGATATTTTAGTATTAAATAGACTTGCCATAATTTATCTTTATTTTTTTATCTTCTTTTTTTAAAAAAGTTTTTAATTTCTCAATATTTTTCTTTTTTGGTTTATATGTCATAACACCCAACCGTTAAATGTAGCGTCATTACTTGGATTAATATCCTCGTTACTATTGCTTGTGTACTCTGGATAATCACTATTTCTAAAACTTATATAATCTATAAATCTCCTTGTGTACCACTGTGCATTTGTTCTTGCTTTTTCAACCAAATAATCAACTTCATTCTTTGAAACAGTTTCACTTGTCTCGCTTGTGTGTTTAAAAATTCCACCATTCCTAATTTGGTATGCTGCAAAAGGAATATAATCCACTTGACTATACCAAATCAACATTGGAACTATATAATCATTTAAAAGTGTTTTATATTTTGCGTTTGCATTTAAGTCAATATCGCCACTTGTAATTAATGTTCCAATCTTATTATATAACTCCGTTCCGAGATAGTTTTGTATATGTATCTCTTGTGCAAGTTTTATAAATTGTATGAACTTGTCTGTGTCTACATTCCCATCCATTATGGAGTTGCGAATTAAATCTGTTCTATTTATAAAAAGTGCCGTTGCCATTATTTCTTTTTGTTTTTAGGTTTCCAATTTGGGTGGTGCCCATTGTTTGCCATATCTTTTGGTGCTTTTTTTGCATCTCTCCAACCTCTTGGTCTGCCTTCATATGTTTTTGGTATGCTATCAACTTCTACATAATCCTTCATTTTGTCGGATTTTTCTATGTATTTACCATTTGTTTTCTTTTTTAATCTATAAAGTTGTTGCTCCCAATAGTGTCCACAATTTACCCCACCTTTAAAACGGAATAAATCATAAGGTTTGCCTTTGTGTCCAAAACTTTTATTTACCCCTGCCTTACTTGCAGCGTCAATATCCTCTATTCTGTAAACTAAATTTCTTGCCATCATAGTTCTACAAAATTTTCTTGTACTTGTACTGCTATATTTTTGTGCGTATTTATATCTAACTTTGTAAAAACTTTTGTCCAATACAGAAAAATCTCCCTTACCTTTTTTGGTAACTGCATTTGCTAATTGTTGGAATAAATTTTCTTTTGCTTGTATATGTTCGTTAGCCCAAGTTTCAATGTCAGAATTTTTTTCTGAATATTCTCTTGCGTCAGCTAATACCCATTCATCAGATATTTCCTCGCCTTTTAAATTTTCAAGTATATAATCCTCATTTTCTGCTGATAATTCTTGTACTTGTTCCTCTTGTTTTACCCCTGTTTCCTCTTCGATACTTTCTTCGTCTTGTACGTCTTCATCAATTTCAGTAAATTCAAGTGGTTGTAAAGTCACAAAATAAAGATTTAAGGCAATATCATTAACAGCAAGTATTTTATCAAATGCGTCTATTAAAAGTTCTTGAAATGGCCTTATAACCGTGTTATCCATTAATAGCGAAGCTGTTTTAATTTCCTCTGCATTATTACCTAACCCTGTATTGTCTTTAATACCTAAAAGCATAGGCGATACAATACGGTGTGCAACCATAATTTTTTTACTTGATTCATCAGATAAAAACTGATATTGATTATGTGCGTCTGATAATTGTACAGGCGTAATATCTGCTTGTGCTTCTTTATTATCGTTAAATGCCAATATAAATTTACCTGCGTTACTACTGCCACTAAATTTTTGTGCTATTCTGTGTTCTATTAATTGTCTTTCCTCTTGATTAGGAATTCCATTATTAAAATTAATAAGCATTGATGGACTTAATCCATTCATTATATTATTAAGATGATAATTGGATATTTCCTCTTCCAACTCTGCATATTGTAATCCACCTTGATAATCAACAGGACTATAATAATAAAATCCTGCTCTATATGGTTGGATATATAATATTTCCAATGCTTCGTTACTCTGACCAAACGCTGGTATACGTTTTGGCTCATCTGATGGTTTTAGCTTACTCCAATCCTTAAAATAATAATATGCTTCAACATCTCCATCATCATTGGCTTTTTCTGCCCTTAAAGTTTCTACAGGAAAGTGTTCTACTTGTGCAACTTCTGTTTTTGTTTTATTATAAATTACTTGTACTGCACATTGACCCATTAGTTTTAAATCGTAACATAATTTTCTGACACAATCTTTTTTAAATAGTGTCATCATCTGTGCATATTCGTTTGGTTTATCACTTGCGTCGGTAGCATTTAATCCTTTACCAAATATCTGTTGCGATATACCATTTATGGAAGCATTATTTGTTGGACTTCCATTATATCTATCTATTAAATATTGAAAATAATTATTATCTTTTCCATATTGTACCCAATCTCTCCTTGCAACTTCCTTAACTTCTGGAGATGTGTATGTACTTAAATTAACAAAACTGACTTCGCTTTGTTTATTTTTAATAAATTGTCCTAATTGATTTCTTTTTCGTGTTTTCATACTACAATATACTCATTATTATAAGAATTATTTGTTGTGTATTGTCCATTGTTAATGTTATAATGTTCGTTGTCGTTTAATTGGTCTATATCTTGGTCTGTTACAAATATTCTATCTTTAAAAATCATTTGTTTTTGGTTGCTATCGGTTTGCCATAATTCATCATACATTTGCCATAAACTTAAATTTGTATTCCAATAATTAAAATCGGCAAATAATTCTAAAGCATAAAATCTTGCTTCTTTATAAATACTATTACCAGAGCCATCTACATAATTTATTGTAAATGTTTTTCTGCCTTCTGTATCTTCTGAAACAGAACCACCATCAACATAATAGTTAAATGTTTTATTTAATGATTCATCAATAACATTAACCCACATAGAAGCTAAAAATTCTCGTGGAATAACTGTAAATGTTTGCTGTGCTGTTGTAGTAGATACTATCATTGTTTATATAACGAACAAAATAGATTAATTTGTAAAATAAAAAAAGCCCTCTGATAAGAAGGCTCTTTTAAATAAAAACTAATTAATAGATTATTAGTTATAGAGAATCTGGTGGGCTTATTTGTGTAGCACTCGCTGATATTACTCCAGCATCTACAAAAAATGGTGCTCTATCCTCTTGACCTTCAAAAGTCAAAGTAAAGCCTGATAAATCCCCAGCTGCAGCACCTGTAACTATTGTGCCACCTGTAACCTCTACCCCATTGTCAACACCACATAGTAATTGGTTACCCATATAATCTTCTACAACTAAATGTGGGTTACTAACTGCAAGTAATTGCAATTCCTCTTTTGTTTCATTATCTAAAAATGTTAATGTTAGATTTAATGTTTGTGCATAAAAAGTTGTGCCATTCTCTCTTGAACTATTAATTGCTACCTCTAAAGATGAATTTCCTTTTACATCAAATTTAAACCAAGCAGGTGAACCACCAAAAGCAGAAATAGTTTTATCTGCATCGTAGGTTACCGTACCTAATGAGCCATAATCAGCAAAATACACAGCTTTGATACCACCAAACCCCGTTTTACACGGTAATTTTCTTCCTGTTGTTAAAGTACAAGCCATAATTTATTTATTTTTTAAAAAAAAAGGTAGGTAGTCAAACCACCTACCCTTTTATATTATACATTTATTTTATGTTATTATGCTAAAGTTAAAAGCACTAAATCGCTTCCGATTCCATACTGTACACCAGCAGTGAATCTCATAACAACTCTTACATTTTGACTTCCGTCAATGTCTGCCATATCGATTAACTTAACTTCGTTAAAATCTGACATTAAACCAGTACCAAAGTAAAGGTTTGATTTTTGACCAGCTACTGCGTGGTCAGCAGGCATTCCTGGGCAATTTACAACTTGAATTCCTTCAAATGAAAGTGCATTCCCCATACTATACCATTGTGAACCTTTATCTTCGTAACCTGCAGCACCTAAACCACTTGCTCCAAATCCACCAAGACTTCTAATATATGCTTGGTATGCAGTTGGGTTTACATAAATTGCTACATCTTCTTTACCATAAACACCACTTGGAAGACCATCAACGATATTTCCTAAAAGTGTTGCGATATTAGATGATGTAAAAGATGTTTGTGAGCCATTTGAAGCGTCAACAACATCTGAATCTGCAGCCATTAAAACTGTTAATCCGTCAAATTCTCCAGCGTTACCATTAACACCACCCCAAATGTTTTGCTCATTTTTTTCTGCTACTAATCCTGCTACGTGAGAGATTAGGAAATCAGAAAATTTAGGTGGCATATTATGGAAAGCAGAATAACCCATCTCAATTGCTTCCCAATCAGAGATGAAATCTTTTTTACATAATTCTAAATTTACTTGGAATTCTTCTGGTTGTAGAATTCTTTCTGTTAATGTTACTGTAGCTGTGTCTGTAAAATCACAAGTCGCATCCTTGATAACATTTGCATCTGTTGCAACTTTTTTGATTACATCCTTGTACTTAACATTTGGTTTAATTGTAATGTTACCATTATCTAATGTAGGAGAACTTAATAGGGCAGCAGATATATACTTACCCGAAAACTCACCTGCATATGTACTTGTTATACTTACTGTAGTCGCCATAATTTATTTATTTATTTTAATTGTTTACTATTCTATCTAAAACTCTATCTTTTATCGACATTCTTCTTTTTTGTGCGTATAAATGTTGAGCTTTCTTTTTACCACCCTCTGGGCTATGTTTAATTGGTTGAGTTGCAGGTTCGGATAATTCCACTTCCTGTTTTTCTTCAACCTCTTTAGTTTCTTTAGAAAATTCTTCTTTAACTGTTCTTGATTTAAGAGGTTTTTGTTCCTCTACCTCAGTTTCAGCTTCGACTTCTTCTTCCTCTTTAGGCATCATAGATTCTAAAGCCATTTCGATTTTAGAAATTCTTTCGTCCATCTCTTTAACTTTTTCTTCCATATTATAACCTTTTTCTTCTTTATCGTCTTCCAAATCTTCTGTAACTTCTTCTGGTTTTTCCTCGCTGTTTTTTACATCAGCAATTATACCCTCTTGCTCAACAAGTAACACTTGTCCATTTTCAAGAGAATATTCTCCAACAGGCATAGCTACTTTTTCATCTTCTGTTTTGATGAAAACCTCTTTGCCTTTTTCAAATGATTCTGCTTCTAAAACAGTACCATTTTCTAACTTTAGTTCCTCAAGTTTTACATCGAGGTCTAAAAGCGTACGAATTTTGTTTATCATTTCACTACTTTTCATAATTAACTAATTAACGGTTTATAAATTTAATTTTGCATTTTTAACTTGCAAGTCTATTGATTGTTCCTATCCCTTGTGCCCATAATGAACCATCGCAACACTCTATTGAGTATAAATCTGTTTCTTTACAAAGACAAGCCCTTCTACTTGCTTTAGGACTTGTTCTACTTGGATAATATTCTCGGTTTTTTTTCATATTAGTCAATCGGTACACAATTAGGTACTTTTTTACCATTTTTCATTTTAAAACCAATCATTTCGTATCCAGCCCAACAAGGTGCTTTTAATTCGTGTGATTCACAAGGCATATACCAAACTTGATTTTCAAATTCGTGTTCGTGTGAGCCACTACAACCAATATCTTCTGCGATTTGCTCTGCTTTTTCTTTTGAAGCATACGCAAGTCTGTCATCAATTACAGCAAAATTTTCATCTATAACCATACTGGCTAAATCGACACCACTAACAATATTTTCTATTTGCTTTAATAGTGCTTTTGATAATCCTTCCACTGAATATTTTTTCTCTTGTTTTTTCATCTCCATTTTGTCTGCAAAATAACCCTCGATACTAAAGCCTTTGACCTTACCACTTTTTACATATTCATTCCAAACCTCGTCATTATTTACTTTTACTGAACCCATCCAAGTACCAACAGGCACATCAAAACCATATTTTGCTGATTTATCGTGCTTTTTATCTTCTACAATCCAACTTTCAACTAATGTTAATCCATTAATTTCGTGTTGGTGTTCTAATGTTGAATTACTTTGGTTATTATTTTGTAAATAAAGCTGACTTGCTTTTTCAACTGTTTCTCTGCTAAAATAAATATAATAATCCTCATCCTCTTGTGTTCTAAAGATTGGTTTGTTTGGTATTAATAGTGGACCCATTAATATCTTTTTTTCCTTATTTATTTCTGCTAATTTAAGTTCCTCTGATTTTAAAGCAATAAAATCTTTTTCAATAGCTGGACTTTCCACAATAGATATTGCGTCAACACCCATCACATTTTTTGCTTCATCAAGTATTAATTCTACAATTCTCATAATTCTGTAACGATTTAATTAAACAATTTTGTATTTATATTGACGCACCATCAATAATATTTCTTTCCAAACCTTGTGCTGTTGTAACATCATTGCTAACAACAAACGCTTGTACAGGTTGTTGCGATTGTCCACCTATTGCATCAGCTAACTGATTTATTCCACTTGCACCTACTGTATTTATATCTGGTAATACAGGTGGTGGTGGAGCAGATGGTGTTGATGGTGCACTTGCACCTCGACCGCTTCCCCCTTTTGCAAAACTTGGTGCTGGTGGTGGTTTTTTACTTGTTATAGTTTTCACATTGGCGATACCTGAAGCTATTACTGCTGCAGCACCTATGAATCCAAATAAACCACCTTGTGCTAAAGCTTTATTTGCACCAACATAAGTATCTATAATTGCTTGTGTTACTGCTATTGCTTTTCCAAATTTGGAATTTTCTCCAACGATACTTGCAATATTTCCAAGTGCACCCTGTACTGCGGCCACTTTTGCTGTTGCTAAACTCTTTTCAGTTTTAATTTGCTCTTGCTCATTGGCTTGTTGATAATCTAATAATTCATTATTTGCGTCAATAAATGCCTGTGTACCTGCCTTAAATGTATCTCTTTTTTCTGTTAATCTTTTTTCCTCTGCTTCTTTTTCTGTTTGTAAATTATTCAAAGTCATTTGTAATCTCTTGACTTCGTTTTCTTCCATCTCTGCATTAAAAGCCCTTTCGTTTTGTTGTCTTAACGCAGTTGCTTCATCTCTTGTTAATTGTAAAGCATCTGATTCTTTTTCTAATGCAACTAAATTAGATTTTTGTTCTGATAATTGTCCTTCAATTTGTGCTGCAATAGCCTTTTTCTCGTTTTGTGCTTCTAATACAGCTATATAATCTTCATCTGCACCTGTTAATTCGTATTGTGCTTGTGCATTTGCTAATACAGCATCTGCATTTTCCATCATAACTTCTTTTTGTTCAGTTAAGATTTGCAGTAACTTATTATTAGCTTCTTGTCTTTCAGCTATACTTAATCTATCATCATCTCGTAATTGTCTTTGTTGTTCTGCTTGTCTATCGTATTCCTCAATTAACCCTTGATTTGCTACACGAGCAATATCTGCTGACTTTTTAAGCTGTACATTTGTTTGTGCTGTTTCAAAAGCAGTTTTAACACTTACCTCTCCTAATTCTTTTACAACTGTTTTACCAATATCTGATACTTCCGATACTGCTTCTCCAATATTTGTTACAATATCAACTCCTGATTTTACTGCACTTACACCTATTTCAATAGTTTCTTCTTTTATTGAATTTAATTCGTCTTGTAATTCTTTGATTCTGCCTGGGTCATTCCCACCGAAAAATGATTTTTCCCAAGCTAATTGTGCACCTACTATTGTAGCTTTTATTCCTTGAAATGCTAATTTAAATGGTGTTACAGCTATATTTAGTACACCTTTCATAACCTTACCAAGTGCGTCAAAATTATCACTGCTTGATGCTACACTTTTACCAATATCTATTAATGCACCAAATACTTGATTAAATACTATTTGTGCTGTTTCAAAGCCAACTCGTAAACCATCTAATACTTCTTGGTTTCTACCTATTGCTTCTTTTACAAATTCGAACCCTTTTTGTAAAACTGTTAAAATAACTGCAGCCCCAGCAATATTTTTTAATGTTAATCCTACTTTTTTAACACCTTTTGCTGAATCCTCTGCTGTTTTTTCTACATCTTTTAATGATTCCTCTGTTTTTTTATTAGCAGATTGTACTTCTTTTTGTAGTTCTTCGTATTTTTTAGTTAAATCGTCTAAACCTTTTAAAGCTTCTTTATATTTTAATTCAAAATTTACCTCTACATTCTGTGCCATTATTTATTTTTTAGTTGTTTAAACATCTCTTTGATTGTCTCTGGCATTTTATATTTACCCTGTGCAATCTTTATTGCTTCTGTTTCGCCTTTGACAAATTGTAATAAATCTAAAATGTGTTTTATCATACTATATTCAATAATTCTAAATTACTTTCACCATTTATTAGATTAGTTGTAATACTATTAATTCTATAATTGTTATTATTTAACGATATTTTGTCGTTTAATTTTAAATTATATAAAATTTTTAATGGTAAATATGCCTTAACCTTAGTTAAACGCCTTTTATTTTTAAAAACATCTTGTATATATGTTTTATAGTTTCTTTCAAATAAAGTATCTGTAAATGAGGAAGCATATTGATTTTCTGCGTTGTATTCGTTTATTTCTGCATTAAAATTTATATTTATTTTACTTGTTGCTTGATTAGTGCTTAATGAATTTGAAGGAATAATATAATCGTTTACTTGTGCAATAGTACCACTTGTATTTCTTAAAGAAATATTTGTTCCATTATTAACCTCTATCGCATAAAAAATTAAAGGGTTACCAATATATGATTGTTTGTTGTCATCTACCGACCAACCCCATTGTATATTTTTAACTGCACTTGTTGTTAAATCAATTAAATTTTGATATTGCATATGTTCAAAACCTACATTTACTTTATATTGGTTTTGTGGTCCATCAAAACTACTATCATCAGAATAATCCAACGAAGCCCATTTTCTGTTATTTAATTGCTCATATTGTTTTGCTAAAAATGTACCTAACCCTGTATATGAAAAATCAATTTCTTTAAATGGTAAAGCTACATCAACAGTTGCTTTTGTTGAATCTACATATTCATCAATATTATGTATAACAGATGAAGCATTATAAAAATCATTTAATTTTTGTACCACTATTTTATTTTCCTCATTTACAAAAGCAGTTAGATTAAACATTTTAAAAATATTAGTTAAAAAATCTATAACCTTAATTTGTGGTATTTGTGCACTTATATTAAAAGGAATAGTTGTAGCTGTTTGAAATGTTTGTGAATTTTTAAAACCAATTGTAAAACCAGAACTCCCTTGCCCTGGATTTTCGTCATCATCTTCTGTTACAGTAACGCTAAATTCCCAAGATATATTATTTGCACTAAATTCAACACCTGCTACTGACGCAATTTCAACTGAATATGAACCTGTTGGTACAGTAATATTACTAAACATTGTTTGCAAACCAGTAACATTACTCAATTCAGAATAAACGCTACCATTTCGTAAAACTCTAACGCTATATGTGTTACCTGCTGATAGTCCTGTTGGATTAATAGTTAATTGGTTTGAATCTAAATTATGTGTTGCAGGCATAGGTTGATAAACCAACGCATTACTTGAAGCACTAAAATAGCCACTTGAACCACTTACTATCCCCATAGGTGAAGCAGTTATAAAAACTAAACTTAATTGTGTTTCTGCTTCTACATTCCCTTTTTTTCTGTGTAACCACATCCATAAATTATAAAACTCTGTAACAGATGTATTATTAAAAAAATCAGTACTAAATTCTATCTCACTATATTGTGCTTCTATTTGGTCAATAATAAATTGTAATCGTATTGCGTATTTTAATTCTTTCCAAGAAACACCATTTGCATTATAAGATGAATTTGAATTATAATATAAATTACCTAATTGTGCATTACTTGAAGCACTATCATAAATTAATTGTTGCGTATGTGTTATTAATGGCACACAAAGATTTTCATTAGTTAGTGTTCTTTCTAATACTGTTTTTACCTGTGAATATGTATAATCTGTATCCAAAGAACCTAAACCACTTAAATTTCCTAACTCATCATCTCCTAAAACATCTTTTAAATTAACTGTGTTACCAAAAAATGTTATTTTATATGTATGTGCTATATTGTTTTTAGTTTCAACACCCTCTAATTTTACAAAGCCTGTTTTAAATGGAATATTATTTAATTCTATTTTGGCTTTTCGTTTCCTCCTGCCATCAAAAGTACCATCAATATGAAAATTATGATAGTGTCTAAATAACTTATTGTTTGTTTTGGAAGCTGGTAAACTAAATGTCTGTGTAAATTCAGTAAATATTTTTGCAATATCTTTTACATTCTGAATTGTCTGTGTTATTGATACACTTTCATCAGCAAATAAATCCATTCTTACATATATAGGAGTTAAATCTTGGTCAATGTTTTGATTTATATATAATTGTAATTTTTGCATTATCTAATATTGTTTATATGGTCAAATGCTTCTTGAAAATCTATTGTATATTCTATTAATTTGTCGTTTAATTGTGTTTTTCTTGTAAATGAACTTGTAACAACTTTAACAGGAACAGTTTTCATTGAACCTGAATAACTTGGTCTTCGTACCCAAACATATTCAGAAAGTAATAATTCCTCAAACCATTCATTTGTAAACTCAGGATAATAACCTGAACTTAATTTAATGTTACCTTTACCTTGTTTATTTAATGTTTTTACATTATGTTGTTTTACATCAATTGTTGCTGTATTATTAGTGCCAAATGTAACTATACTTCTTTGATATTCTTCTTGTTTGGTATTTAAGGTATCTACTCTTTTAGCTTGGAACCACAATTCTTGTATTGTACCCCATTTATTTACAAATAAAACTTTAATAGGTGTAAATCTTGAACAATCCAATCTTTCAATAGTCATTGTTTGACTTCTTAATGTTACACTTGTTTCTGCAGCATCAAAATCGTTATATTGTACAGCACCATTTGTGTCAAGATATGGAAAAGAACCCTCGTAACCACTCGGTGCATATACTTTATAACTATCTGTTCCTACATAATTAGGAGAAAATAAAAACACTTGTGAACTATTTATTACAGGATTAACCCCATCTGTAAATATTCCGTAGCCATCTATTCCTGTATGTGTAACAGTATTTGTGTTTGCACCGCCATATTGAACAATACTACCTGTTGCATTTGCACCATTATAAAAAGTTATTGCTCTTGATATAGCTATTGTATTAGCTGGGTGTGAATCATCTGTCGCAACTGAAATATCTAAATAATCTCTACATAATTCTGCTATTTCAAATTCCACATTGCTACCTGCTGTACAATCTTTTATAATTGTATATCGTAATGTACCACCTATCGTTAATTCTAATTTTGCCGATACTGCTGTTGCAGGTGTTAATAAAACTTCGTATCTCGGGCTTCTTAATTTTATAATTGCCATATCTATTTATTTTGTCCGTATAAAAAATTATTTTCTATGTCTAAAGAAATTGCTTCTGTAAATTTTTGTGAAAATCTTTTTAATGCTTTATTATATGGTTCAGTAAAAAACATTGTAGCTTTTATACCTGATAGATAAATACTTCTTGTAATTAAATATTGCATTGTTTTACGACTTAAAAATCTACCTTTATCATCTCTAACTCCTTTTAAGTTTTTTTGTACAGTCCATCTGTTTATTGCTTTACGCAAACCTTTGCTTTTCATACTGCCAAACTTGTATGGACTTTTTGGTGCTTTTTGTGTACCAAACCATTTTGCACCTTTTGGTAATTGATTTGGATTTTTTCCCTTAACACCTTGGTCTACAAATTTACCATAATCTTCCATTAAAAATTCTACCAAAAATGCGTCTTTTTCTTGTATTATGTTTGCGTCAATAGAATCATATAATTTACCAGAGCTTTTTTTATCAGCTTCTACTAATTTTTTTCTTGCTTCTCTGATAACATAGTCAGAAAATCTTTTTAACTCTTTTTCTAATTCCTCAAATTTTAACATATCGATATATCGTTTCTGATTATTATATCCATTGTAACAGACCAACCTGCTAACTGATTTTCAAACCTATCTACAAATGGTTCTGCATTTGGTTGTCCGTCTAATTGGTATCCACTTGTATGTAAATCCCCTCTGCTTAATAATTGTATTAGTTCATTAATAACAGATAATTGTGTGTTTAATATATCTTGATGATTGTCGTTACCTCTAAAAATATCTAATGTTTCTGCTTTAGATTCATTTACAATATCCATCGCCATTACGCTAACATTAAAAGTCAAAGTTTGTTCTCCTATAACTACATTGTTTACCAATATATGTGCAAGTGGAAAAATATTTTGCTTTCGTAAATTTACTTGTGATATATCTCCAGATGTAACTTCGTTAATATTTACATCTTTTAATAATTGGTCTTTTATTGTGTTTGTAACTAAATAATAACCTCTGATTCCTGTATTGCTCATTTAAAATTTCTTTTTATTTGTCTTGATTCCAATTCTTGTTTTTCTTTCATAAATGTCAGCATCATTAAACATTCGTGTAACTCTAATTTAGTGATATTTTGGAATTTTGTAATATCTCCTCCAGCGAGTGCATAAATTGATTGATACCATCCCCATTTCCTATTGAAGATAGATAAGCTGTCAAGTCCTCTCTCTGATGCTTGTCCAAATAATTCGTCATAGCTTTCGACAAGTCCAGTCCTAAACGAAAAAAAAAACTTATAGAACCAAGTACCACATTCATTGGCATATCTAACATATTATTTTTTGTATCTGTTTTATAATCCTCTATTAGATACTTTTCTCCTACTTGTGATTTAATTGGTCTGTATAACACATTCATTGCTACGTGCATATTTGACCAATCGTTTATATAAGAATCCAAATCAATATATTCCCCAAAAGTCATATTTTCCAAATCTGGTATAAAGCCATAATCTGTACCATTCATTGTAAAATTTCTAATTAGGTTACTTTGTTTGTCAAACATATTATTAATGATATTGGAAATTTTTGTTACATCTCCAACTTTCATTAACCTAACTGTTTTACCATCTAAATTGCAAAATATTTCTATCAGCTTACATTGTAAAAAATAAGGGTCGTCATTGTTTTCCTGTATTTTTAAATATTTCTGATATTGTCCTAAAGTTATTTCACTTAACTTATTTGGAACTTTTAAATTTGCTTTCATAACTATATAACGATTTTAATTGTGTTTTTTAGTACAGAAATTTAAGCAGAATTTTTGGAATAAAAAAAGGGGACCGATTAAGCCCCCTTACACCAAACTACAAAGTGCTAAACACACTTACACTAATTTAATATTTTTTTTCAAAGTTTGGTACTTTTCTTGAATATCTTGTAACTGCAAAAGTGCTTTATTTTTACGCTCACGATAATCGCTAACTGCAATTTTATGTTTTTGTAATTCATCTTGCAACTTCATAGTGTAAAAAGATATATCAATAATCGCTGTGGAAAATTTTTGCAAATCTTTGCTTTTGCTTTTATCAGTCCATTTTTTTAACAGACCTAAACATAAAGTCATATTTGCATAGTATTCCATATCGCTTAGATTTTGTATTTTATCCATAATTACGGTTTAATTAAATCTAAATCGTATTCGTTGGCAACATAATTAATATGTTTTTGTGTGGTCTGCGACCAATAACCTAATTGAAATAATTTAGTACCAGCTATGATACCAACTCTTGTGTTGTAACTCCAAACATCATCATTGATGACTTTGAGGTTCTGTTTGTATTTGTCTAATGTATATATCATTTGTTTTTGTTTTTGTTTATAAAATCTTGCGCTTCTTTTTTTGTCTTAAAATGTTTGTATTTTGTAAATCCTGTTTTGGGGTCAACACCTAACATTACAGAATAATCTTTAATTTTAGTATAAGTGCTGTCTGTCCATCTTGTATGTAATTCCATATTTAAGTTTTGTTTTTATAAATATAATAAAAAATCCTCTATTATTAACAATTTATTTAATAATTGTTTCTTTTTTTGTAGCAATTTTATATTTTTCTGCTTTATAATAACGCCAATAAGCTACAATACTGCATTTGTCTTTATATTGGTCTGGCATACATTGTGGAGGTTGCACAAATTTAGTTGTTTGCATACCACTTGGTGCGTGTTGTAAAGGTATTAAGCATTTAGAAGCTGTTAGATGCTCTCTACCGTATCTTCTCTTGAATTCCATACCTATACCTATTAAGTGATAATAAAGCCAGTAGTAATGCTCTGTATTAGCCCTACACCACTTTGTTGATGGGTGATTGTAATATGCTTTTGCATAAGGTACGTTGTGTCCATTGTCGTAATGATGGTGTGCTGTACATAACATTTGTGCTGATTCTATAATCATTTTACATACGTGCTTGTTATAAAGATATTTGGCAGCGATATAAGGGTTTTTGTCTAAATAAAATATGTTCATTGTGTTAAATATAAAAAAAAGCAGGGTTACTATTATTCGCCCTGCTTAATCAATTATTGTTCAACCTGTTGCAAACTATCCTCGTGAATACCAATATTGGAATCTAAGTCGTTGCCTTTTATTACCTCAACTACTAATGAAAAAGAATAATCCAAATCCAAAGCTTCTCTAACTTCTTTTTTTAGATATACACTTACATTTCCGTTTTCGTCTTCGGTGGCTGTAAATAATTTGGTGTTATAATCTACCTTAATCATATTGCTAATATAAACAATATTCCTAAATAATAACAATTTTGTTAATTATTGTATGATGTATTTACCAAAGTTTGGTCTGCTTAAAATACTATATGTTGCGTAACGACAAGGGTCGATAATATGATTATGTTTGTCCTCTGGTATATTGGTTAGCCTACCTGTTCTATCCTCTGTCCATTTATAGTTTCTAAATTCTTGTATGGCATTATTGCTTGTGGTTAATATATGTATCTTGTATCGCTTTAATAAATCTATTCCTGCATTAACTGAATCTTTACCTTTCATACTTGGAAATATATTGTGACCCATACTTCTTAATTCTGTAATTAATCTTGGCTCGGCACTATCTGCATATATTGGATTCCTGTCTAATTGTTGTTCCAATAAAAACAAGTGTATGTCTCTGGTTGTCATCTGTGTTCTGTACAGATACTCTCGTATATATAAGTTATATTCTAATGTATAAACAGCAACCAATGTTGTAGGGTCGTTGGTAAATCCAAAATCCATTCCATACGCTAATAATTTAGCTTCCTCTGGTATTTGTTTAACCTCTATGTAACTAAATATTGTTGCCCTACTTGCTGCCCTTTCTCCTAATCCATATATTTGCCAATATTGTTCGTCTGTGTCTTTTAACCTTTCTATTTCTTTTATGATTGCTTCCTCTATAAATGGATTGTCTTTGTAGGTTGTTTTAAAAAAATCACAATCACTTCTCGGTATCACTTTGTCATATATCCAATGATACTCGTCTGATGGATTAAAGTCAATTACAATTCGTTCCTTTGTTCTAAATATAAGTTGTTGCCAATCCTCAAAATATAATTCGTTGGCTTCGTTTATAAATAACAAATTTCTTTTCCTACCTCTAATTTTCTGTGCTTGGTCTAATGCTACAAACTCTATTAAATTACCAAAAAGATTATATTCAGAGTTGGATTTATTATGATACAATTCGGAATACATATTGTTGTTTACCAATATCTCCATAAAATCCCTTAATACTGTAGCCCTTAAACTTGGAAACGACTTACGACAAATTGTGATTATTTTTTTCTTGTTATTGGCACAATAGTCAAATATAATCCACATAAGAATATTGTAGGTTTTCCCTGACCTTGTACCACCTTGCTCAACTACTATTTTTTTATCACTATTGGCTAAGTGTTTATAAACTATATTAGTCTGTATCTTTTGTTTTATCAATTATCTCTATTTGAAAGTTATTAGGCATTCCGTCTGCACCTGTAATTTCTGTCCTTTCAATGTAACCTCTGTGCTTTCCTTTTGTCTTTAGATAAAACATAGTTGAACTTGGTATTCCTTTACCTATTTGTTGGTGCAGTTGGCTTTCTGCAAAATCAAGTGCTACATTTTCAATGTCTTTTACTTTTTTAGCAAAGTTATTATCCTCACTTAACCATTTATAAAATGTGCTTCTTGGTACTTTTGCTTTTTTACAAGCCATTGTTACAACACCTAAACTTTGTTCAAGTGCTTTTAAAATACTTTCCTTTTTTATGTGTCTACTTTTGTCCATCAATATATTTTTTTAAATCATATTCAATTTCCCAATTCAGTATTTCCTTTGTGGCATTTACCATTGTTATTGCGTGTTCTCTCTCCCCTTTTCTTTTTGGTACAAAAACAATATCATCTGTAAACATTTTTGCAACCTCTAATATACTATAACTTTTATCGCTACTCAAATACCATTCTTTATTACTGTTTTGCCTTAGTATCTTATATAACGCAATAATTATGTCGTTTATGTGTGTGAATTGTCTGGTCTGTTTTCCATCGCCAACAACTGTTAGTGATTTTCCTTCTTTGTATTGCTTTTCAAACTTCGCAATAACTGTAGCATAATCACCTGTTGCAATATGGTTTTTACCATAAACATTATAAAAATAACAAATCTCATATTGTAAATTAAACCACTTATTGTAGTTCTTTATTAATTCAACCATTTTTGCTTTTACCCAAGAATATGGAGACAAATCTTCGTTACCACCAAACTTGCTACTCGAAGCAGAATAAATCAATTTACATTTCCAAGCTTTACACAATTCTATTATTCTTATTGTGCCTTGTAAATTAGTTCGTAAAACATAAGCAATATCTTTAAATGATGGTACAACTCTGGAATATTCTCCGAAATGGAAAACCAAATCTTGTCTTTCAATATCCAAATCCCAAGTATCGCACTTTATATATTTAACTCCTTTAATGTGATTTTTTTCTGTGCCTGTGAAATAATTATCTACTGATGTTATTTGTGCCGAAGTGTTTTTTTTTAAATATGCAATAAGGTTACTACCTATAAAACCTGCTCCACCTGTAACTAATATTTTCATTTGTATTTATTATAAAATTTTTTTAATTCTTTATTTTTTATTTTAGTTAGCCTTGTGAGTTTTATATTTTGTTTTTTGTTTTTAATTTTTTCCCAATCAATATCTTTTCTGCGTTTTAATGAATGTTTAAATTGCATCCAATTAATAAAGTGGTGTGGTCTGTCGTATCTTATTTTAGTTGTTACATATTGAGGCCATACCTCTTCCAAACTTCTTGTCTTTAAAAACTTTTTTTCGTATGCGTTTCCTTTATATAATTCTGTTTGGTTTCCACCTTTCATCTTTGCAGTTGTACTTGTTTTATCTACTGTAAATGCATTAAATAAAACTGTACATAATTTATTGTGTAACACTTGCAAACAAATATCTACATCTTCATTATACTTTAATCTCCATTTATAAGGCATATTGTTTTTTATTAACATAGCTGAATAAGCGTGTACATTTAAACGAAATGGAATATTATCAGATGTTCCCGGTACGACAAAACTTGTATAATTAAATCCTGTTATTGCAATATTTTCATATCTGTCTGTAAATTCCTCTAATATCTCTATTGCTTTTTTTGCGTTACATTCTATTTTTTTACCCTGTGTTATACGACGAAATTTACTTATGTTATCGTCAAATACCCAATGTCGTTTGTGTTTTTCTTTCTGACTATGTTCCCAACAAAAGTTTCTTGCAGGGTATGAACCAACACCTAAATTTGCAAATGGTAATTGTAACACATATTTTGTACCCACTGACTTACAATATTCTTCGTATTCTTGTGGTTCTACAACTATTTTAAAATCGACACCATCTCTGATAAAACAATTAGCAGTTATTGGATTTTCATACCTACCTTTAGATACTATGTAAACAGGATATTTCATTCTGCTTTTCCACCCCACCTATGATTTCCAAAATGTGCAGCATACATACCATCTGGAAAATTACTTTTATCTGAAAACATTTTTAATCTTACATCTCGTTTTGGTTGTCCAAATCCATTATATGGATAAAAATATTCTACAGGCATATGATTAATCTCTTTTTTACCAAACCAAACATTTGAAACAAAAGCTGGTCCTGTCCTTACAGAACAAGAACGGTCTTTGTGATTTTCGTACCAACTTGGCAAAGCATCCAATAATTCTTTAAATGATTTATCGCCTTTACAACCACCAATAACTCCATTCGCAAAAGAACTCTTTGACCTTAAACCAATAAATGTTCTACTATCTTCTAACAATGGGTCAAATGATTTTAACGGCATCATATCGGTATCAATATAAATACCACCTAAATTATATAATGCTACTATTCTAATTATATCTGACTGACCTGCGTATGTGATTCCTGAATTATAGATTTTTTCTAATTTTTCTGGTAATTCTATTTTAGTATAACTTGATATTGTAATAAAATCATAATCAGGGTGTATATCTTTAAATTCTTGCCACCACTTTTCAAATAATTCTGGTATAGGTTTTGGACCCAACCATACTCGTATAAATCTTTTTGGTATCTTACTCATATTTTAAACTCTTTAAATCTTGTTTTTCCTTAAATGGATAACTTGTACTCCAAGCTTTTTTACCTTGTATGGAAAATTTCATATTATGTTTTTTAGCATATTCCTCTCTTAATTCTTCTGTTGCAAATGTTATAACAATTTTAATATCTTTTTCACTTGCTTCAAACTCTGGCATTCCTACCCATTCAGAAAATTCATCTCCTTTATTTATCATCTCTATATTATCATCAGAATTTTGCCAAACATCTAAACCCCAATCATCCAAATCTGTAGTTTTCCATTCGTTGCCTAATATATCCCAATCCCAATCTCCAAAATTCACATTATCTTTTACAATAAATTCCTCTTTTTGTTTTTCTGTTAAATCCTCAATTTTATCTACATATACTTCTTTAAGACCTGCATCAATACAAGCTTTGTATCTCATATTGCCACCTAAAATAATATCGTTTTCATCTATTATAATTGGTCTAATTTTTAGCATTTGTGGAAATTCCTTAATACTCTTTACAAGTTTATCAAATTTATAATCCCTAATCACTCTTGGGTTTTTAGGGTTGGTTTTTATTTTATTTATTTTAATTTTTTGTACCATAATTAATCTTTTGTTATTGCTCTACCTAATAGCTGTTCCCAACTTGTCTCTAACATAGATACATCTATACCTTTTTGTTTGGCTAAATATATTAATGCTTGTATGTCTTTTGGAAAACAACTTCCACCGTAACCAAATTTTCCATCTGGACCCGGTACTGACCAATGCGATTGACCTATGCGTTCATCATAAGTAGCATATTCAATTACTTTGTCATAATCAATATTAATTGCTTCACATAATTTTTGTATTTGGTTTGCATAAGATACCTTAACAGATAAAAAAGTATTCGTAATATACTTTACCATTTCTGCGTGTGTTGAATCTGTTTTTATAATATGTGCCCTTGGAAATATTTTAGCAAATAGTGGTTTAAGTTTAGTTGTTGTTGGTCTTTTTCCACCTAATATAATACGACTTTGATTTTCATAATCAGTAATTGCATTTGCTTCGGTTAAAAACTCTGGATTAAAAACTATACTTAAATCTTTATATGTTTCATTCCATTTTTTAGTTGTACCTGGTACGACAGTTGATTTAATTATTATAATATATTTACCAACTTTATTAAGTTTATGTAAAACATTCTCAACTATTTTTAAATTGCAACTACCATCTGTGTTCATTGGAGTTGGTAAACAAACAAATATTATTTTGCTATTTTGTTGTAATTTATTAAATGTGGAATTGCATTTGTTTTTATCTAAATCGTATGTAAATACTTTTTCGTATCTCTTGAATTTTTGATAAACAGCGTTACCAACAAACCCTTGACCAATAATACCAATCATTTTTATCTACCTATTGTTTGGTTAAAAATATATTCTAAAACTTGTAGTTCTGAAATGTTGGCTTCGTATCTTATTTTTAATAAATCTTTATCTTGTTCTCTGTAATTTTCCCAATTATCAAACAACTTTACTATCTCTACTAACTTTAATTTAAGAAAATAAATTTTAGCATCCAATTTATTTATTGACCTTTCCTTTAAATCAATCTTGGATAATCTTCTCGTCGTTATATTTCCATTCGTAACTTTTGGCAATGTTACGTAATCTTTCATATGTCTCATCGTATCGTTTTTGTGGTAACTCTTTTAATAAATCAATTAATGGGTGCTCTAATTTTTCTTTTAAATTTTTTAGTAAATCATCATATTTTTCTATGTCTTTCACTTTTTGTTTTAAGTGGTTTACTTGACTTTCCAAATAATAAATTTGGTCTATTTCATCATAGGTTAATTCACTTTTCCAAGTAAATACTTTTTCCCATCTTGCCAAATCTTTATTAGCTTGTTTATGGCTTGGGTATTTTTTTACACAGTGCATAACTGTTGCGTGGTGCATATCTTTTCCATTTTCTTTAAAAAATCTTGCAATATTTGTCCATCTCATATTTAGTTTTTTTCGTAATAAATAACATAATAGACTTCTAACATCTACCACATTTTGTTTTCTCGAATTATCAAATAAATCTACTTTACTTAATTCTTGTAATTTTTCTGCAATTTCAATCGGTTTCATTTAGTTCTTAATTTTAATAAGTTAAAACATTCAATATATCGTTCTCTTGCTTTTGACTTGTATGTATCTTTAAATAATTCGTACATTCTTTTTGTGTACTGATATTGTGTTTTGCAACCATCCAAATATTTTTTGGCAAATACTCTACCTTTACCCTTAAAAAAATTTACATTATCTGCTTGGTCGCCAATAATCATCTGTTCGTAAAAATTGTACATAGCTGTACTTTCTGAAATATCATAAACTGTTTTATGTTTAAAATGATAGTTATATAATAAACAAGGGAATTGCTTATAATCTTTGTCAAGCGATACAATCATAACATTGTCTCTACCAATTTCATCTGATAGTCGTTTCCAAAATCTTGCAACCATATCGTCTGTTTCCACTCCATAACCAGATACACTATCAAAATTTTCTTTTACGTACTTGTGCATTTCGTGTAATAATGGTGGCAACTCCCTTTGCTTCCTGTTTTGTTTATAATCCCTATTTAATATTTTTCTAAAATTACCCTTTGAACCATTAAAGGTAATTACTTGTTTTATGTCGTAACTCTCCTCAAGTGTGTTTACAATATCAAAAAACTGTTGCTCATATTTTGCGACTGAATCTTTTATGTCTGTAAAATATTGTGGCTCTCCATCTTGATATTTAGCGTAACAACTTGCAAATATTAAACTGTCTGCGTCAACTAATAGTATCATTTTTTTGTTAAAAATATTAAAAATATTGTTAATAATAAACCAATTATGCTAAAAAATGCCATTTTATTGTTTGTTTTTCTTTGTTTTGGACTTCGCCCTTGGTTACTTCTATATTGTCTCATAATAAATCTTTTATTGGTAAAAGTATTCCTTGACTTGTATTATCATCCCCACCCTTAACATCTCGTTTAGTCCATAAATACGGTCTACAAATATCTTTTAGTTTTTTAGTGGATATAAATATTAGCTTTTCGTTGCTTAATATAAATGCAAACCAATCTGCTTCCGTTGTTGTTATACCACTTGCTTTTCCTCTACTATAATATTCAATAAACAAATTACCTGTTTGCATAGCTTGATAATCCGTTTTGACTTCTACTTTTTTATTGTCTAAAATTTTTCCTAAATGTTTTTCGCCTAATTGTCCTAATTCTAAATCGTATCTAAAATCAGTATTATAGTTTTTTATTGCTTTGACTTTATAATTATCCATAATAAATAACCATTGCTAACCAGTATAATGCAAATACTGTTGTTATAAATAAAAAGTCTCTAATTGCTATTAAAATTTGCTTTAAGTTTTTCATCTTCGTATAGTTTTTCTGTGTTAATTTGATAAATTGGTCCATTAAGAACCACAGGTACCTCATCATCTAATGCAAGACAATGAACCACACCATCAATTTTTACTGGTACCGATATGTCTTTTGCCATCATAAATAATAGTTGGCATTTTTCTATTGGTGTAGTTTCGTTATAAAATTTTACAATCTTTTTAAGCCTCATAGTTTTCGTCATATATTTTGTGTATTTGGTTTTCTATATCCTCTAAAACATAATCTGATAGCAAGGGAATAATATCATCATCTCCACCTGCTGTAACTTTATGTATATCAACTCGTGCAGGAGAGCCAGGGTAACCAGAACCATCTGGATAATAAGGTACTGCGTCCTCTCCAGCTGTATAGTCGTATTCCACTTCTAATAAAATACCCTCTACCTCTATGTCTGTGATTGTGTAATAGTTTGTTTTGTTCATTATATAAAATCTTTGTATTTGTTTAAGTTTTCGTAAAATTTATC